GTTCAGTAAACGGAGCATTGTTTGTTTTATTTTTCAACAGTCTATACGAATTATCTCGCGTAAATCGATTTACAACAGCAGAAGGCGGACTTGCAAACGAAGTTGTCTGAACAAATTTACCTGACATAGAATAGTTAGTAGAGCTAGGATGTTCCATGTTAAACATTGGTCGAATAGTTTCAAATACAATATTCTGCAGACCTCGTAATGTACCACCGGTTTTACCAGTCTTATTGGCAACAGCGGCAGCATTAAATGTATAACCAAAAGCATCAACTTTAGTAACAACTCTTTGACCAGATATATTAGAACCGAGAATACCGTTGTACTCGGTGCCAGCAGTCAAGCCAAATAGCTGACAGCTATCGCCAACACGGAGACCATGACCTTTATGACGAACTACAATTTCAGCTGAACCTGCAGTAGTATACAATGGATCATATAACAAATCAGTTGGCGGAACTTGTCTATTTTCAATAATAGCAGTACCCTGAGATTTAAAGTTTGCTCTATGAAGAATAAACGCAACGTCTTGTCTTTGATCTGGTTCCCACAATTGTGAGTTTTGCGACTTATACAATGAACCTAATGTAGGTTGTTTAGTAATTCTCAATTCAGTAGAACCGAGAATGAAGTCTTCCACTTCAGAAATAAACACTCGGTATTTCATTGAGGTAGATCTAATCACGAAGGCATATTCTGCACCGCCTTCTAAGTATATTGGCTCTGGGAATATAAATGATGTTCCATTAGCACGCATTGAAGCAATTGTATCAGAAGGAACAACGTTGACTTGGTTAGGGTGCAATGAAACAAACGCAGAGTCAATCATTCGAATACTATCCGGAGCTCCATTAACCATAGGTCTGATTTCAACAGAAACATGCTCATTGCCATCATCTTTGCCGGCAAAGTATAAAGTTAATCGCGTAACAAAAATACCATTTGGATCTTCAACTGCAAATGATTGTGCTGTAGGATCGATATATCTAAATGCGTTTTCTACAGTTTTCAACGTAGCAGACTGTGTATATCTTTGTACGCCGCTGGCCGCCGGAACTGTAGCTACAGGAGTATCAACCGGAATTTGTGGTGCAGGGAACGCCAGTGGTTCAGTATAGTATTGCTCAGCCGAATTATACGGCGGCGCCGGATCCGGATCAACGATTGCAGTCTCTTGAGTCCAATCAGTATAATACGGTACATCAACAGTAGTTTGTGGCTGATCAGCACTAGCAACTACTTCAGTAGAACCGCTTACAACTTCAGTTCTGGTATATTCATCTGAAGCCTCTACTGTCGCAACGTTATCAGTAGATAGATCTGCATTAACATTAACGTTAGTTCCTACAGTTGACGAAGCTACAGTCGTTGATTGTGAGCCAACAATCTGCAAAACTCTAACATTAGAAACTACGTCTTGTGATACTTCACCTACTACGTTATAAATCGCCCGTGCAGATGATTTGTTATTGTTTTTATTGTATAGTGAAATATCGAGTAGCTCAAATACTAATTGACCTGATCTAAATTTATTTTGATCATTACACGGTATTTCAAATTCACCTTCTAGGCGACCTGAAGCATCAGTAATTAGTGGGCCAGATCCTTCGCTATGTTCTAGTGCCGGAACATTGCTATAATCATAGTCAATTTCCCTATCAGACATTAGTACAAAAGGTTTTGCCTTACAGAATGCAGATACATTAACAGTATCAAAGAAAGGCCAGTACCTACTATTGGCGCGTAAACCGGTTGCTATGAAACTTACAGTTCTAGATCGTACCCATGGAATTAACGCAACATCAACAACACGTGTACCAATTATTTCTCGAATTGTCGATTCACCTGCAACACGGTTAACGGTAACAGTGGTTGTAGTATTAGTAGTTGTCCCAGCACTGACGCCGCCAGTGGTAGTAGTAGTAGTAGTTTCTGCATCGAAAACATCGACAGTGCCAGAAGTAATTGGATTACTCTGTACATCTACGCCGCCAGAAATTACCAAAGTAATTGGATTAGTTGTTCCACCTGACAAAATAGTACATTCATAGCCGGTTACATTAGTGTCAACAACGATCAACAATGTATCAACATCATCAAGTACGGCAGTACAGTTAGTGGATTTAATTATGGTCCAATTTAAAGTTTCTGGTATAGTAACATCAATTGTATCGCCAGGACCGGCTTCTTGATATACTGTTTTGTAACCAGTCTTAAGACTAGGTAAACCAACAAACTTGTTTATAGTTTTAGGAACATACGTGCCATCATTGCTTGCTGCTAATATTGCAGGATCTATTCCTGAACCGATATTAACATAACCTAAACTTCCGATACCTTCTAGATTAATAGAAACGCCGATATCGCCGTAGTACGTATAGTATCCGGTATTTTGAGTAACACTATTGCCACTAACTATTTCAGTCTGAGCATTTTGAGTAGTACTGGTAGTAATACTAGTCTGAGACTGACTTGCGCCTACCTGTAGATCATTAATGTCTACACCATTCCAGTTCCATTCCCAGTTGTTCCACAATAGTGCTTGGGTAGTATCTAATCTAGTACCACCATCAACCACGGCAGGAGCATCGATGTCTGAGTTCTTCCAGTTGTCACCACTAGGAGACAATCGTAAGTTACCATCGAAATATTCAACCATAAATGGGTTGACATTGACAGATTTAGAAGCAACGGTCTGAGAAGTATGTGCTACTTCAGTAAAATCTAGTAATACTTTATCGCCTTTTTTAACAGTATTTGTTGATTCAGCCTGATCAAACCATACGTCTACTGCTCTTTCTGTAAATGATGGCCGCGCATACAAATGCTGTGGATCTAATGACGCTCTATGTTCAATACTCTTAGTATCAGTATAGCGATGATCTTTAAAGTTATCTACAAAGAAACCAGCCTTAATGCGATCGTTACCGTCTGAGTCAACTATTCTAGTTTGTGCTGTATACAACTCAAGTAATGACATAGTAGTCACTTCTTCGAGCTTTTCTATTTTCTTATCAAGTCTACCAATATCTGCCATAGTATAACCTTTAAGAGGCAATACTTTAGACTTAAGATCTTGCGTATGCAATGTATTTGCATTTAACTCGTACTTGTAAAGATCAATACAACCCAATGGAGTTGTAGGGTATTTTGGAGTTAGCGATGAACTACCAACAATATATCGCATTTCACCATTTTCTGACAAACATAGTTTATCAAATCGCGGCATATAATATTCAGTGTCGGCTCTTACTAAACTAGTAGGCTGTGGTAATTCGCTTACTCTAGATTCTGTAAATACGCCGGAACCATTAGTAGATGGTCTGAAATCCATAGCATCGCGCAATGATATTACTGTACCATTCTGCAATCTATGTGATGGAATTTCGCTATATTCTAACTGACCAGTATAAGAATTGACAGCAAAGAAGTCACCAGCACCGTGGGTAAAATATTTAAATCTTACAAATACTGGAGCTGCAGCCGAATCTAAACCAGATCCGCTGTATATTAGTCTACCATCACCATAATAGCCATCGCGCTGACCATTGTCTAATGTGAAAGAATTTAACAAATTATCGCCATCTGAATCGGTAGCAGTAACTCTTACAAGATTGTAAATATCAGACTTAGATAACGGAATATATCTCTGATTGCTAATTGGGTCAGTTACTAAAGTTGCTGTTGTAGTAACTTCAGTTAAGGTTTTCTGTCTTATAGAACCGACGCCTTTTGACACGTAAGCCAAAATACTAACACTAGTAGAAGCCGGAAGATTAGAAATGGTTGCTGACTGAGAACCACTTAAAGCAATATTACGAGTAATATTAATTGCATTTGTTGGATCTGATACAATCCAATCATTAATATTGGTAAAATCTTCGTCTCCGGACAATGAGATTGTTACTTCGCCAGAACCGTCTGTAATTAATGGCGCAAACAATCTAGATACTGTCAAAGATACATCAGATAAAGACTTAGGTCTAGAGATAGGCAACGGGAATAATAGAGCATTACTATTCGGCTCTTTAATTACAGTATAACCAGAAGCATCTTTAGAAGTAGTGATCCATGGATTTGAATCGGTATTAGCACCTTCAACAGAAGAAATCGTATGAATATCTCTTATGGTAAGAGAACCATTGGTAGTTGTTTTCTTAATATCAAATACATGTAGGTTATACTTACCATTGCTTCCTTCATGTATTGCACGGACACGTGCTTCACCATAAGTAGCATTAGTTACGTCTTTAAGATAAACTTTTTGACAAGTACCGATATTAAATAAGTTTCCGCCAGATGAAGCAGCATTGGCAGTAAACTCAAAATAGTTGCCGTAATTAACCGAGAGACCATCGTTATTTTGTAACATAGTTTCTTGTGGCTTAGGTACGATGATTTGACTGGAGTCGATCTTCTCGATCCTATAGCCATTGATATACGCAATACCTGGAGTAATTTTTAACTTTAAAGAACTAATATCGTTAGGAATAAAATGCGATTTAAACTGCTTTTTAATGTAGTTACCAGATTCTTCAAATGTTCTAAGAGCAAGTTCTTTGCGAATAGAATTAAAACCAGAAGTAGTAGTCACTTGACTTACAATCTTACCGGCTTGAATATTGCTTAAATGTACAAATGTTTCATCAGATGCTATATTGATTTGATCGATAAGTTGTAATCTAATACGGTATCGATCGGCACCAGGAGATGCCAAATTAGGAGTAACACCTTGGTTATCGTATAATGCAATATTATCATCTGACGTGACAATATCTTGTATGACTTTAAAGCCAACATTAGCAAAAGCATTATTTGTGTATTTGCTTAAAATAATCGATTGGGCAGGACAAAATACAAAATGACCTTGTACGAAGAAACTACCTTCACTAATTTCGCACAATGAGCCTTTGCCCAAAGCAGGATTAATAGAACTGTTAGTAGTTTGTACTACAACATCTACGACGTTACCATTAACGATACCGGTAAGTGTTTCGCCAGGAATAACTCTTCTAGAAACAGTTTCGCCAACTCCAATTTGAGCAGGTGCATCTAAGTATGTTACATACAAAGTTTCCGGATCAGCGTCTACTGCTGATACTGCTTGGTTAACGCGTACTTTAATACCAGAATCTAAACCTTCAAATATACTATTTTCCATTAGCGCCAAATTGCTAGGAAGTACACTAGGTGGGGCTAATTTAATAAACTCATAGTTGTTAGTAACTTTTAGGCCTGCGGTTTGAATCGCAGCGCCTTCAACAAATAAATTACTACCAAGTCTAGAAATTTCTTTCTGGATTATAGTTTGTAGTTGAGTAAGTTCTCTTGCTTGTAAAGCACGGCCACTATTAAACAGGATTCTATGATAGTTATCACTATCTTTAAAATCGTCTTTATAGGTGGTTCGGAAAACCTGTTCAGTAAAATCTTTTGCCATTGTCTAAAACCTTAGAGTTGAATAACGATCTTAATATCTTCTGCTTGATCTGTTGAACGAATTACTGCTGCTCGATTATCGATATAGAGTAACTCGCCTGTTAAAGGATCTACTTTGCCCTTTAAGATACTATTTATTATAGCTGTTGTAGCGCCGCCGTTAACAATTTCAATGGTTTCGGACGCCTGAAATGCTTTATATCCTGTTTCTTCTGACTGGTGGTACCATATGTTTGCACTATCAAAATCATCGATATATGCACGTGCCATCGATGTTTGACCTTCAATCAATACGTCACGCGTGAAAGGACCACTGTTAATAGAACCTATTGCCAACTTATTTAACGTTCTGCCAACTGATTCAGTAAACAATCCACCAGGAACAGCACTATCTGTTTGCAATAAATTCTTAAGTAGAGTTACTTGTCTAAAATCTTGACCTACGATGAAAGCGCCATTTTCTTTTCCATCAGGTTTAGTGTTAAACATTACAGCGCTAGATTTAAAATCATCACGTGGATCTGCACCAAAGCCGGCTTTAGGAGCAAAGATTGGGCGAGCTTTTGCGCCGCTACCAGTTCCGCCTACAAATTCGATACTAGCATACTCATAGTCATGGCCGTAGTAAGAATTATTTGCGTAATCGCCGGCGATATTACCAGAGGAATCTTCTTTAACATCTACTCGGACAACCTGATTACCAATCACTACCGCAACTGCTTTAGCGTTAGAACCATTACCATTAACTTTTACTTGTGGGGCAACAGTGTAGTTTAGGCCCTGATCGATCATGGCATAACCAACAATTTGTCCAGGAATAGCAGCATCCTGGATTGCTTTTTGTTCAATAATTTCTGCCGGAGAATCAGAGTCAGTTGATGTTACCAACTGGACTGGCATATATGCTGATGATAAAAACTTAGTTGCTCTTAAAGCACCGATAGAATATACAAACTTCCATACATAACCATCCGGAGTTTTAAACGGCTGTCCAGTAGTATTACCCGATGGCTGATCGGTAGAAGCATTATTAATGTTACCAGAACCCTGTCTCAAACAAAGATATACTTGTTGGTTTGAATTCATTACATAGTATGAATTTGATGGATAACCAACAACATTATCATCGAATGCAGAATAAATTGCGCCTGTTGTCCAATTGTGTCTAGGAATACAAAATGACATGTCAGTGATATTTTTTACTGACTGTATGGCCAAACGTGTATTTCTGACATCTCGCGCTGAGTTTTGTGGAATTAACGGAACATCCGAGTCATTCCAGTCTTCGGATCGGCCAATACCAGCAAAATAGTGGTTAGCCGAATCGACGAAATCTGCCAAAACGTCTTCTAATAGTTGTTTTTTAAAGGCATCTGTTAATATTGCTGCTGACATTTATAAAATTTCCTTTGCGATTACGCTAGAAGCGCGCCTTCGTTATTAGTTACCATCCACTGAGTACCAGTCCAAATAAGAGTTACGGCATCATTGTTAGACATTGTGATTGTAGAATAATTTTTTAAACTAGTAGGAGTAACATTTACTTCACCACTATTAATATTCATTAGTTTCTTTTCTTCACCTGTTGCTGTACCGTTGCCCATAGTAACAGACATACTAATAGCAGAGTTAAAGAAAGTAAGTGGCACTTTTAAATCAACCGCACCGGCCGCAGTCATATTCTGAGAACCTAACGCAACTTTATTTTTAAAACTAATTGCTCCAGTACCTTTTGTTGCAATATCCAAACCGATATTAGTATCAGTGCCATCAACCGAAAGTTTAGGAGGGTATAATTGAATACTATTATCCACAGAAAGAAAGTTAACAGCAGAACTAACTGGAGTAAACTCTATTAAAGTACTTCCGCTGTTATCTGCGATTAAATCATTAATACGTGGAGAAGTGATTACTGGAGCAGTTAATGTTTTATTCACTAGTGTCTGCGCGAAATTATTGAACGTAAAAGTATCATCCGTCAATAAAGCAGGCAATGTCACATTAACGCTAGCAGATAACGCAGAAGGCAGTATGACATACTCATATGGATTGCCGTCTTTAATACGCGGCATGATGAGCAATACTTCATCCATTGTTTTATCGTTTAACGTTTGAGCAGAATTAGTTAAAACGAAATCACCGTCTGCATCAGGAAGAGTCAACACTCGATCTGTGGTAGCGGCTGATGCAACTAAGCTTATACTATATAATGATGATCCAGGCTGAGTAAATAAAATACCATCGCTGTCAAATGACATTTTCTGAGATAGATTAAATCCATCGCCAAACTTAGTATAAAGATCGGTGAAGTTCTGTTCTATCTTAAGGGATGCTTGACGGAGAGTATCACCTGTTCCATCGTTAGCAATTGTTCCCAAGTTAAGTTGCTGTCTGCTCATGTTTTTTTATACCTAAAAAATCTTATTACTATTTATAACAATTCTATGAGCGACTTTTCGCTATCTGAATCGTTAGGTTCAATCCAAGTAAATCTTTCTTGGTTAATAGGTTCTGTACTGCTTATCTTCATACCGTTGATGTTTCCTACGTCGTCATCATCATCTAGTGTAGGTGAATCTGGGGTTAAGTATTCACCGATGCTTGAGTAGTTGTCATCTAGTTCTTGTAGTGTTCTATTTTGTAGATCAATCAAATCATTACCGCCAAATTCAGGATATGTTATTTCAGAACCCATATTTGTTCTGAATAATGTAATAGGTTCGCTGATGCCCGCAATATTAAACATTGCTGTATGTTGAGAATGCGCTGTCATATCCAAAGCAGCTTGACCGGATACTTCATATGGCGGAAGATCCAAAACGCCAGGATTAGGCTGATCTTCAATTGCCAAATCTACAAAACCAACGATCTGGACTTCTGCTCCTAAATACATTCCGGCCGGGTGTACGAACGTCTTGTATATTGATCGCCAATTTTCAGACGGCAATTCTGATTT